CAAAACTGACAAAAAATAGCCGGTATTGACCGGTTTTTTTACAGTAGTATTAAATACATCGACAGCCTTGCGGGCGTAACTGCCTCATAACAATACAGGAGACTTAACATGACTGATCGCGCAAAATTCGAGCAGATGCTTGAATATCTTATTAATGAAGACAAATCAAAAGCCGAGGAACTATTCCACGAACTAGTGGTAGCAAAATCTCGCGAAATTTACGAAAATCTACTAGATGATGACATCCAAGTAGAAGCATCTGAAGAAGATGACGAAGACGAAGATATGGAAGAAAACTTCGAGATGGGTATGCAAGAAGTCGGTGCTGATCCAGCAGACGACATGATGGGCGACCTAGAAGCCGGCGACGATGAAGGCGGTGACGAAATGGGTGACGAAGAAGGTGGTTCAGAAGCCGCTACTAAAGATGACGTCATGGATATCAAAGATGCTTTAGAAGATCTAAAAGCAGAATTCGAAGCTATGCTAGCTGGCGAAGCCGGTGAAGAGCACGGTGAAGAAGAAGATGGCGACGAAGAAATGGGCGACGAAGAAGGTGAAGAAGAAATGGAAGATCACCAGTTCGAAGCTTCTAACGATGATGACGAAGAAGAAGACGACATGGAAGAAGGTATGGTCCGTGAATACGTTGAGAAAGTTGCACCAGCTAAAATGGGCGACAACGGTCAAAACACTCGTTCAACAGTAGCCGGAAAGAATGATATGGGCGGTACAACTGCTAATATCGCCAAAGGTGGAACAAGCACAACAGGCGGTACTAAAGGTGGTTTACTAAACCCAAGCACAAAAGATTTGAACTCTGGTAACGTAAATGTTCCAGGTGGCAAGGCTGGCGTTAAGCATCTTAAAGGTGTTAGCAAGCCAGCAGGTGGCGACAACGGCCAAAACACAAAAAGTACTTTAGGCCGTTAATTAGATGAGTTTCTACTTACGTGAAAACTTGACTTTCGACCAAGCTCGCATGGTTGTAGAGACTGATGGCGAACAGGGCAAAAACCTTTACATGAAAGGTATTTGTATCCAAGGCGGCATCAAGAACGCAAATCAGCGTGTGTACCCTGTGAATGAAATCGGCAGGGCTGTCAAGACACTAAACGACCAGGTAACTGGCGGATATTCAGTTTTAGGCGAAGTAGACCATCCAGATGATTTAAAAATTAACCTAGACCGTGTAAGCCATATGATCACAGAAATGTGGATGGATGGCCCAAACGGTTACGGTAAAATGAAAATCCTTCCTACACCAATGGGTAACCTAGTGCGTACTATGCTAGAATCCGGTGTTAAGTTAGGTGTTAGCTCACGCGGATCCGGGAACGTCAAGGAAGACGGTTCCGGTGAAGTAACAGATTTCGAGATTATCACAGTGGATGTGGTAGCTCAACCATCAGCCCCAGGTGCGTATCCAACGCCCATTTATGAGCATATCATGAATACTCGTGGAGGCTATAAGGCATTTTTAACAGCACAAGAAGTACAAGGCGACGTAAAGGCACAGAAATACCTGAAAGAAAGTCTATTGAAGATAATAGGCGGACTCCAATAACAAGGGAGAATCACATATGTTGGACGCACTTAAACAATTATTCGAGAACAATGTGATTTCTGAAGAGATCAGAGCTGATATCACGGCTGCTTGGGACCGTAAGATCCAAGAGAACCGTGAACAAGCTACTCAACAACTACGCGAAGAATTCGCACAAAAATACGAACATGACAAGCAAACAATGATCGAAGCTATCGACAAGATGGTTACTGATCGTTTAACTGCTGAAATCCAAGAATTCACAGAAGATCGCGCACAGCTAGCCGAAGCGAAAGCCAAGTATGCTGTTGCAATCCGTGAGCATTCTACTAAACTAAATGGATTTGTTCTTAACAGCCTAGCTAAAGAAATCACTGAATTACATAGTGACCAAAAAGTTATGGCTGAAAATTTTGCCAAGTTGGAAGGTTTCATTGTAGAAGCTCTAGCTAAAGAAATCGCTGATTTCTATGAAGATAAGAAAGATTTAGCTGAGACTAAGGTACGTCTCATTAAAGAAGCTAAACAACAATTTGGTCTATTAAAGACCAAGTTTGTTAAACAAAGTGCTGAGCTTGTTGAATCAGTTGTCACAAAAGGTCTCTCAAAAGAGATCGAACAACTTAAAGAAGACATTGATCAAGCACGTAAGAACGACTTTGGACGTAAGATTTTTGAAGCATATGCTACTGAATTCCAGCACAGTTTGTTAAATGAGAAATCTGAGACAAGCAAGCTATTGCAAGTAGTTGCAGAAAAAGATAAACAACTCGCTGAAGCAAAAGCCGCTATTTCCGAAAAACAAGCATTAGTAGAAAGTACACAGCAACAAGTTGCTCGTGCTCAAGCTACTGCGGCTCGTAAAGAAGTAATGGGTGAGCTTCTAAGTCCTTTGAACAAGGATCAGAAAGAGATTATGAGTGAGTTACTAGAAAGTGTGCAAACTGCCAAGCTAAGAACTAGTTTTGACAAGTATCTACCTGCTGTACTCAGCGGTAGCACACCGGAGAAGAAGAAGGCTCTTGTAGAGGCAAAAGAAATCACAGGCAATAAAGAAAATCATAGCATTAGTAGTGCTAAAAGCCAGGGCGAAGTAATAGACATTCGTCGCCTAGCTGGATTAAAATAAGGAGAAATTTATGTCAGAACTACTAGAAAGCCGCTGGCAAGAAACTAAAGAGGCACTATTAGAAGGCCTTCAAGGAACCAAAAAGAGCGTAATGGCTACTACTTTAGAGAATACTCGTAAGTACTTGTCAGAATCTGCTACAGCTGGTGCCACTTCTGCCGGTAACGTTGCAACCCTAAATCGTGTGATCCTTCCAGTGATCAGACGTGTAATGCCAACAGTCATTGCTAATGAACTAGTTGGTGTACAACCAATGACTGGACCAGTTGGACAAATCCACACATTACGTGTTCGCTACAGCGATACATACAATGCAGGAACATCTGGTGCAGTAGCTGGTGAAGAAGCTCTATCACCATTCAAGATTGCTGAAAGCTACTCTGGTGCTACTTCAGGACGTGCTGCCTCAACAGCCGCTCTAGAAGGCGTAGCAGGTAACAAACTAAGCATTCAAATCTTGAAGCAAACAGTTGAAGCCAAAACTCGTAAGTTGTCTGCTCGTTGGACATTCGAGGCTGCTCAAGATGCACAAGCCCAACAAGGCATTGACATCGAAGCAGAAATCATGGCTGCACTAGCACAAGAAATCACAGCTGAAATCGATCAAGAGATCCTAGCATCTCTAGCATCATTAGCTGGTACACAAAACTACGAAACGTATGATCAGAGCAATGTATCTGGTACAGCTACATTCGTTGGTGACGAACACGCCGCTTTGGCAGTTCAAATCAACCGTGTTGCTAACCGTATTGCTCAGCGTACACGTCGTGGTGCTGGTAACTGGGCAGTTGTTAGCCCAACAATGTTGACTGTTCTACAGTCTGCAACTACTAGCGCATTTGCTCGTACAACAGAAGGTACATTCGAAGCTCCAACTAACACAAAGATGGTTGGTACATTGAATAGTGCTATGAAGATCTATGTTAATACCTATGCAGGTACAGACGACATTCTAATCGGTTACAAAGGTTCTAGCGAATCTGACGCAGCCGCTTTCTATTGCCCATACATTCCATTGATGAGCAGTGGTGTTGTTTTAGATCCGTCAACTTTTGAACCAGTCGTATCATTCATGACACGTTATGGTTATGTAGAGTTAACAAACACAGCGTCATCTCTAGGTAACGCTGCCGACTATCTAGGTACTGTTCAAGTAACTAGCGGTGAACTAAAGTTCAGTTAATCACTGATTTAGTAATAAAGTCAAAGCCCACTTCGGTGGGCTTTTTCTTGACTTAAATATCTGATGATAGATCAATATACTGTTATAGTTCCTAATGTTATAGACAACATATACAAACTGCAATCTAAATATCCTTCGGATAATAGAAGCAACGTATTGGGCTGGCAATCAAAACAATATGGAAACTTTAAAGAACTCACATGGGCAGAGCCCTTAGTAACAGCTTGTCTGCAAGCAATGAATACTGATAAGAGTGTGCATAAATTTTGGTTTAATGTTAATCCTACGGGTGCATATCATTCGTGGCACTGCCACGGAACAGCCGTAACCGTTGGGGTACTCTATTTGCAAACTCCTGAGAACAGTGGCAATATAGAGTTTAAAGTTGATAAAACTGAGTCTTTTATTGTTCCTTATCCAGGACTATTATTAATATTTCCTGCTAAGTTATATCATAGAGTAGCTGTCAATGAATCAGCAGAAAACAGGATAAGCCTAGCCTTTAACTTGAAGGACTAGATAAATACTTTGTATGATTTGCATGTCGCAAGTTTTATGCGGAAATCCAACCGCGTATGGCATAGAACGCCACTTTTCAAGGAGAAAATAAAATGGGACGTCCTCTAAATAAGAAATTTTTTGGTAATAGAAACATCGGCCGCAACGGTCGCGAAGGAACAACAAAAGACATGGACGGTATTGGCAGAAGCCATTACAGCGAGGGTGAAGGAACAATGCACAGTGTACCAGCAGGTGATGATGGTATTGGCGGTGAAGGTTTAGCCAACGTGGTATTTGGTGCATCAGTAGCTGATACATCATACGGTAGCGGTGCATACAAGTTAAGAATTCCAACAATCTCAATAGCACCACCTACTAT